ATAGCTAGACCACAGAGATTTCAAGGTGTCTTTTAATGGAGAAATATTATAGATCCAGTTACCATAACACTTGCAGTCTCTGTAGCTAGTAAAGCCTTTAGCGCAATCAAATCTGGATTTCAGGCTGGCCGAGATTTAGAACAAATGTCTGGTGACTTAACTAGGTGGATGGGTGCATCTTCCGATATAGACAACGCTGATAAGCAAGCCAAGAATCCAGGCATCTTTGGTAAAGTTTTTGGAGCTGGTAGCATAGAATCGACTGCACTACAGGCTTATTCGGCTAAAAAAAAATTAGAAGAACAACGATATGAGTTAAAGATGTATCTTAATTTAACGATAGGACCTCACGCTTATGATGAGCTTTTGGCAATGGAAGGTGAAATTAGAAAAGAGCGTCAAAGAACTATATATAAGCAACAAAAGTTAAGACAACAAATCGCAGAAATAATTGGTTGGATTTTCTTATTTGCAGTTATAGTGGGTTTCTTTACCCTAATCGCTTCCATTTGGATTAAACGAGCTGAAGCAAAAGATTACACTAGGCAACAAAAAATATGGCAAGGTAAAATAATCGAGCCAACCTACACCACTTGTCGTTTAAAAAAACAAAAAGTGTTTAAAAGTAAGATGGCTTGCATTTACGTTGGAGCGCAAAAAACATATGAAATGGAATTTACAGATATAAGAATTGGTTGCCCAAAGCAGTATAAGTGTATTTTAAATCCAAACTCTAAAGAGCCTTCCATTGATTCTGTAATGGAAAGTTTAAGAAGTATTGCAAAATGAGTAAATGTGTTGGTGTTTGTAAGTTAAACGAAGAAAAAGTTTGCGTTGGATGCTTTAGGACAATAGAGGAGATAAAAGAAGCCTATGAAAAAAACACTGCAAAACAATAGCAAATATAATGATTTCGACCTTGACGGTGATGGGATTGTCACAGATGAGGAGCTAGAGACGGCTAAAGCAATGAAGGAAACGGAAACTTTATTGAGAAAGCAATTAGCTCAATTAAGAATGGCAAGAGCAACATTAATAGCTATGGGTGCTTTTACATTAGCAATGTTTCTTATTGACGTTGAAAGAGTTAAAGCCTTATCTGATATATCAAACCTTTTCTATTTATCTGGAGCAGGTATTGTAGGAGCGTATATGGGAACTACGGCTTGGATGAGTAAAAAGTGACAGCATTTATGCTCGTCTGTTATTTAGGAGTAAAAATGGAAGGTGGAATATACTTCAAAGATATTAATAATTGTTTGTCTTATAAGGACAGACTACATAACCAAACAATAATAAAAAAAGATGAAGAAACGACATACCAATGTATGTGTAAATTAATACCAAAAATAGACCCAAAGGAAGTGAGGATATACTAATGAAAGGCGTACCACATTATAAAAGAGATGGAACACTCTATAAAGGTAAACGACACAAAATGAAAGATGGCACTTTACACACTGGTACATCTCACACAGATAAGAGTATAAAATTGTTTCATTTAAAAGAACTAAGTAAAACAGCTCAAAATAAGATTAAAAAAACATAGGAGGATAATGTGCTAACAGCATTAATTGGACCCGTTTCTAATCTTCTTGGGAAATTCATAGAAGATAAGGACATGAAGAATAAGTTGGCACATGAAGTGGCAACTATGGCAGAAAGCCATGCACAAGAACTAGCAAAAGGTCAAATAGAAATAAACAAGGCCGAAGCACAGCACAAATCCATCTTTGTAAGCGGATGGAGACCCTTTATTGGCTGGACATGTGGAATTGCTCTGTGTTGGCATTTTGTCCTAGCACCCGTAACTTTGTTTGTGTGTGCTTATTTAAACGTGATTATACCTGAATTGCCTACATTTGATATGGGTTCACTTATGACGGTTTTAATGGGAATGCTTGGGCTTGGCGGTCTTCGCAGTTTTGAAAAGTATAAGGGGTTAACCAAATGACAAGGTTTTGGTTAACATTAAGTAAATTTTTTAATAAAATAGGAAACTATTTTTATATGAAACATGTGAATTCTTTAAGAATATCGCAAGGTAGAGGAAAATAATAGTGGACTCAATTAAATTAGCAGAGTATTTATATAAGCACATACGTCAAAGAAAGAGTGTATTATCTCAATCTTTGTCGGATGGTTCGATAGACTCAATGGAAGACTATCGGTTCATAACAGGTCAAATACGAGGAATGACTTGGGTTGAAGAAGAATTAAAATCCTCGATGAAAGGTACAGACTTCGATGAATAAGAAACTGATAGTGCCAGAACGGTTTGTGGCACAAAAAACAATCAACCCGATCCCTCCTGCTATAAGTAAAGCATTTGACGATAAAGAAGATGCTAATCCAAACTCAAAAGACCCGTCTAAACTACAAGGATCAGTCCTTGATCGTTTGCCACAGCCAACTGGATATAGGATGCTTGTTATTCCTTACTACGTTCCAGAAAAGGTTAATGGAATTATTATACCTGACAAAACTAGAGATAGAGAAAGTTTTGCTAGTGTAGTGGCTTATGTCGTTAAGATAGGACCTGACGCTTACAAAGATCAAGATAAGTTCCCAAGTGGAGCTTGGTGTTCTGAGAAAGATTGGGTACTTATGGGTAGATATGCTGGAAATAAGTTTAAAGTGGATGGTATGGAGCTAAGAATCATAAATGATGATAATATTATAGCATCTATACTTGACCCCAAGGACATTTCTTATATATAATGGAGAGTATGATGAATAACGAAGCACAAACACAAGAAGTTGAAGAAGAAAAATTTGTTTATGAAATAGATGACGATACATCTGTTTCTGAAGAAAAAGCAGCTTCGCCTGAAAAAAAAGTTGAAGAAGACCGAACAATTGTTCAGGAAGAACCAGAAGAACTTGAAGCGTATAGCGACAATGTTCAAAAAAGAATTAACCAATTAACAGCAAAACGTAAGCAAGCGTTAGAAGAAGCAGACGCTGCTTTTAATTTTGCTCAACAACAAAAAAATGAGAACGATCAACTCAAACAACAGCTTAACCAGTTAAATCAAGGTTACACATCAGAGTTTGGTAACAGAATTGAATCACAAGCTGCTCAAGCGAAAAAACTTTATAAGGAGGCCTTTGATGCTGGAGACGCTGACAAAATGGCTGATGCAAACGATCTCATGGCTAAACTCGCTATTGAGAACGAAAGACTCAGAATCCAAAAAATTCGTACTGAGCAAGCGGGAGCAGCTCGATCTAATGAGGCAAAGGTCAATGCAGAAGCGCAACAAACTCAGCAAAGGCAAGCACCTCAAAAACAAGATTTAGAACCTAAACTGCAAAAATGGTTGGATGGTAATTCTTGGTTCGGACAAGATATGGTTATGACTCGTGGAGCGCAAGCAATACATGAGCAACTTGTAGGTGCAGAAGGATTTGATCCTGTATCAGACGATTATTATAATGAAGTCAGTAAGCGTATGGCTACTGAATTTCCACACAAGTTTAAGGGAGGACAGAAGAACGCCCAATCTGTAGCTCCTGCGTCCAGTGGACGGTCTATGAAAAGGGGTGGTAAAAAAACTATTGAGCTAACGCCAGGTCAGGTAGCCTTTGCTAAAAAAATGAGGATACCTTTAGAAAAATACGCACAGGAAGTAGCAAAAATAGAAAAAAATAAGGGAGTAGCATAATGTCAGAACGTACTAATCGAGAGTCGCAAACTCGTGAGAAAAAGGCGAGAGTACAGACATGGAAGCCACCGTCAACACTTGACGCTCCAGAGCCGCCTATAGGCTATAAGCATAGATGGATAAGAGAACGAGTTATGGAATATGATGATAGATCAAACATCCATAAACGATTAAGAGAAGGATATGAATTAGTTCGTGCTGAAGAATATCCAGAGTTTGATGCACCTGTTGTAGATGAAGGCAAGAATGCTGGAGTAATCGGTCAAGGTGGACTTTTGTTAGCACGGATACCTGATGAACTTGTTGAGCAAAGAAATAACTATTTTCAGAGTAAGACAAATAATCAAATGGAGGCAGTGGATAGAGATATGATGAAAGATTCTAACTCTGCAATGCCTATGTTAAAACCAGAGAGACGGTCTCAAGTAGCCTTTGGCAAAAAAGCCGTTGATTAATAAATTTAATTAATTTAGGAGAACGAAAAATGGCTAATAAAGATGCTGCATTCGGACTACGTCCTATAGGCAGAATAGGTGGAACACCCTATACTGGCGGACAAAGCCGATATAGAATCGCCAGCAATTATGGAACTGCTATCTTCCAAGGTGACATGGTTATGCACGTTACTGGTGGAGGAATAGAAATTCATGCAGATGGTGGTACTGTTCCTATCGTTGGTGTGTTTAACGGATGTCGTTTTACAGACCCAACAACAGGAAAAGAAACTTTTTCAAACTTTTACCCAGCAAGCACTGCTGCGGCTGATATAGAAGCGTTTATCATTGATGACCCTATGGTTATTTATGAAATCCAAGCTGCTATAGCTATGCCAATAGCTGACTTATTAGGTAACTTTGATGTTGTTTATACAACTGCTGGTAGTACCGTTACTGGTATTTCAGGAGCTGAATTACAGGTTACTGACGGAGGTACAGCAACGAGTTTACCTCTAAAGGCAATTGATATTTCAAGAGATCCTGAAAACTCAGATGTTGCTACAGCACATACTAATGTGCAAGTTGTGATAGTTAACCATGTATTCGGTCTTAAAGGGGTCGGATTAGCTTAGTAATTAGGAGAAATTAAATGGCTATATCAAGAGCGCAACTCGTAAAAGAGTTAGAACCAGGTCTAAATGCCATCTTTGGCATGGAATATGACCGTTACGACAATGAGCATGCAGAAATCTACGATACAGAATCATCAGACAGAGCGTTTGAAGAAGAAGTAATGATTAGTGGATTTGGTAATGCTGCGACTAAATCAGAAGGTAGCGGAGTTGCCTTCGATAGTGCTAACGAAGTATATACATCAAGATATACAATGGAGACAGTTGCATTAGCTTTCGCATTAACTGAGGAAGCAATGGAAGATAATCTCTATGACCGTCTTGGTGCTAGATACACAAAGGCACTAGCAAGATCAATGGCACACACAAAGCAAATTAAAGCTGCATCTGTTTTAAACAATGCGTTTAGTTCTAGCTTTACTGGTGGTGATGGAAAAGAGCTTTGTGCTACAGACCATCCTCTAGGTGGTGGTGGATCATTTTCAAATGAACCATCAGCGGCCGCTGATTTAAACGAAACATCACTAGAAAGTGCATTAATTGACATTTCTGGTTTTGTTGATGAACGTAACATGGTTGTTGCTCTTCGTGGTATGAAGTTAATCATTCCACCTGCGTTACAATTTGTTGCTGATCGTTTATTAGAGTCAACTCTAAGACCAGGAACTGCTGACAATGATGTCAACGCAATGAAAAACATGGGTATGTTACCAGAAGGTTATGTAATTAACCATTTCTTAACAGACACAGATGCGTTCTTCATCAAAACAGATGCTCCAAATGGTTTCAAATATTTTGAAAGAACACCATTAGGCACAAGCATGGAAGCAGACTTCGACACAGGAAACATGAGATATAAAGCTAGAGAGCGTTATGCTTTCGGTTTCTCTGATCCTCGTTGTGTGTTTGGATCACCAGGCGCAGCTTAACGAACAATTGTTCGATTATTAAAAGGGTGGCTTGCGAGTCACCCTTTTTTTATGTATAGTATTATTAATACCTTGACAGTCGGATAATCTGGCTGACATTTGCCAAGACAAGGAGATTTACATGGCTACTACAACTTTTAAGGGTAATGTCCGATCTGAGACAGGATTTACTCAATTTTCTACAAGTGCATCAACAGGTGCAGAAACAACTAACACAACTATAGACTCAAGTGGAAATATTGCAATTGGTGGAACAACCACAAGATTAACACCAGAAAACATTATAGATTGGGATTACATTTCATGCCCAACTCCTATCGTTGGAACGCTCACAGGAGCAGGTGGTGCTGATGGAGTTATGGCTGACGGTGAATTATTCAGTATGCTTTTTCCTGGAAAAAACGGTCAAGTAACACAAGTTCAAGGAAGCATGATTGCGGCACACACAGTTGCTGCAAGTGGTTTCATGGTAGAAGGCACTATTCCAGCCGTTGATACAAATGGTACAGCAGCAGGTTTAAACCTACAAGGTGATGCTGCAACAGCAGACAACACAGGTATGGAACTTATCTTTGGTGGAACACAGCATGGTGGTGGTGCTTCATGTACTATTGGAACACATGGAATGGTTTTTGATGCAACATTTAACAGTGTTGACTTTACTGACCAAGATTGTGTTGCAATCGGATTTAGAAAAGCAGAAGAGTTTCAAACAGGACACCAAGCTATCATAGCAGCAGCATCAGGTGATGCTGTTTATACAGACTATGTAGCTTTTGGCGTATTGTCACCCGATGATGTTCAAATATCAACTAGACTTAATGATGGTACAACAGCACATGTGGACTCAACTCAAGCAACGGCAGCAAGTGGTAATCATAGATTTCAAGTTACTGTGTCTTCTGCTGGTGTTGTAACATTCGCTCACATCGGTGCTGCTGTTATGAGTGCAGGTACTTTAGCTGCACCAAGCACAACAAAAGCATTTACTTTTGACGATGGTGATGTGGTGGTTCCTTATTTAAGTATTTTAAGTACAAACGCAGATTCTGCAATACACTTAAAAGCTATTAAAATAACTCGTACACCTGGAATTAGTTACACAGACTAATATCTAACTATATAGTGGGGTTTCGGCCCCACCTTTTTATAAGGAGATTAATATGGCAGGTTTATCAGATGTACGGGCTCTAACTATAAGTGATGAGAACGCAGCAGATGCAGATAGATTAGTTACTGCAGCTAGACCTAATACAGCCGCAACAATGGCAAATACTACATTTGCTGGAGGAGCCGCAAGGAACGTAACAGTAACTACAGCTGGTACTGGCGATAATGCTAAAACAAACACTATTGTTGGAACGGATGTTTTTGGTGATGCCTTAACAGAAGTTATTACATCTACTGGTTCTGCTGAAGCTGTAGCAGGCGAAAGTTTATTCTTAACAGTCACATCAGTTACTAGCTCTGCACAGTTTGCGGGTAACATAACAGTTGGTTCAGGATCTTTATGTGCACAAGCCGTTGAAGATTCTAACAGAGTAAGATTAAAAGGAATGTCTGTAGTATCAGGTGGCACAGCAGGTGATGTTGAGTTTATAAACGGTACACCCGAGAGTGGCACAACATTGTTTAAATCAAGAACTATAGGTACAGCAAACACAACTAAAGATTTTACTATACCTTCTGAAGGTGTTTTATTTGATGGCGGTGGTTCTGTTAGGTACACTGTAGATGTTGCGGATAATATAACTATATTCTACGCATAGAGGTAGGTATGGCGACAAAAGGTACAATGAAGGGTCACACCATAGGCGGAGGACAGAAACGTCCTACCAAGTCTGGTGCAGGCATGACCAAAAAAGGTGTAGCTAAATACCGTAGAGACAATCCTGGATCTAAATTAAAAACGGCTGTTACTGGCAAAGTTAAAGCTGGTAGTAAATCTGCAAAAAGACGTAAATCATACTGCGCACGTAGCGCAGGACAAATGAAGCAGTTCCCAAAAGCTGCTAAAGACCCAAATAGTCGTCTGCGTCAAGCACGTAAACGATGGAAATGTTAGGAGATTAAAATGGCACCAAGAAATACAAAATTAATAAAAGGCAACAAAGGCAAAATGCTTCAAGACAATGATGCTAAAATGAAGAAAAGAGCAGAAGATGCTAAGACTAAAATTTTTAAGAATTTAGCAAACCCAGATGGAGGTAAGACTGGTATGGGGTTAGACGACGAAAAAATGAAAACCCCTAAAACCCCTAAAAAAAATTCTAAAAAGAAAGCTACTCCTCCACCTCCACCTATGCGAAGACCAAAAAATAACGATGGTGTTAGTTTTGATTTTACACAAGGACCACCATTAACTACTGATGGTACTAAACTTGGAGACAGAAAAAAATTAATGGCTGGCGGCAAGGTCAAAAAGATGATGGCTGGTGGCAAGGTTAAAAAGATGATGGGTGGTGGCATGACTAAGATAAAGTATAAAGGTGGTGGCATTGTTCAACAAGGCGCACGTCCAACTAAATACATCTAGGAGGTTGTAATGACTGCACAAGAAATGCAAGCTTTACAAACAGAGGCAAACAATGCTTTTAACGATCCTGCTACTAGACTTTCTAAAAATAGGACTATACATCGTCAAAGGTATATTAATAAAAATAAAAACAAGTCAAATGCAGAACCTTTAAACGGATTTAAAAAAGGTGGTATCGTCCGCAGTGCAGGGTTAGCTAGGAGAAAACGATAATGCGATCTTATTATAAAGCAGGTGGCGCTGTAAAAAAGAAGAGTAAGAGCAAAGTTAATGAGTCTGGTAACTATACTAAACCTTCCTTACGTAAAAGCATATTTAATAGGATAAAAGCTGGTGGTAAGGGAGGAAATCCTGGTCAATGGTCTGCACGTAAAGCTCAGATGATGGCTAAAGCTTATAAAAAAGCTGGTGGAGGTTATAAGGGCTAATGGCTTTAAAGAAACCGCAAAGAAGCTTAAAGGCGTGGGGTAAACAAAAGTGGCAAACCAAAAGTGGTAAACCTAGTACACAAGGGCCAAAAGCAACAGGCGAGCGTTATTTACCTAAAAAAGCAATTGAAGCTTTATCTAGTAAAGAATACGCAGCCACTACGGCTAAGAAGCGTAAAGCAACTAGAAGCGGAAAACAAGTGGCTAAACAGCCAAAAAAGATTGCAAGAAAGACGAAGTCTTATAGAAAAGTCACGTGAGTGGGAAAGAGATAA